GCCGAGCTTGAGGTTGTCCAGCATGGTGTAATTCTGCTTGGCAAAGCCCTGATAGGCGTTCTGGATATCCTGCATATCCGTGCCCATCTTGTTGGCGTTGTCGGCCATATCCACCATGGCCATGTTGGCCAGCTGGGCGGCAGCATCGGTGTCCTGGCTGACGCTGGACAGCAGGCTGGCCGCAAAGCTGGTGGTCTGCTCCATGTAGTCGTTGGCCGAAAGCCCCACGGTCCGATATGCCTGCGCGGCGTACTCCTTGACCGTGTCGGCACTGTCCTTGAACAGCGTTTCCACGCCGCCAAGGCTCTGCTGCAGGGCACCGCCCATGTTGATGGAATCCGAGATGATCTTGCCGATGCCGGCCGCCGCGATCACTTTCTTCAGGGTGCCGATGAGTTCCTGACCGATGCTCTGCCCGGTCTGCTCGCCAAGGCCTTCGGTCTCTTCGTCAAACATCTCAGTCAGGGCGCTTTTGATGCCCTGCGCCGAGGGCACGATCTGGACATACGCCTTGCCCAGTTCGATTCCGTCCGCCATGGTGTTAACCTCCTTTCAGCGCCGCAAGTGCGGCGTCAAATTCTTCTGCGCTGGCGTAGCTCTGCACGTTGCTGGTGTCCGCCTCGCCGCGCAGGTCGGCCAGCACGGAGGGCGGCTTGGACGTGTCGCTGTGCAGCCACCAGAGCACCTGGGTCAGGCGGTCGGCGGCGTAGGCCAGCAGTTCCGTCTCAAAGTCCACCGTGCGGCCTGCCGCCTTGCGCAGGCTGCGGCTTGTTTCCGGCAGGCCTGAGGCCAGGGTGGCGGCCAGACGCAGCGGCAGCGTGCGCCAGTCCAGCACATGGTAATACTGGGCAAAATCGCAGATCAGGGCGTCCTCGTCCGATGCGATCAGTTCGGCGAGGATGCAGAGTTTTTTCCGGCTGTGAAGCTGTTCATCAGCTCGCCCAGAGCGTCCGCCACCTTGGCCACCGGCACACGGCCATCCGGGGTGCGCAGGTGGTCATACAGCTTCTTCCGGCCCTCCTTGCCCAGCAGGCGCAGGGTCAGGTGGCTCATATCAAAGACGTTGCCGTCCCGCATGCCGCCCAAGGCGTCCAGCAGCTCGGCGTCGTCCAGTGCGTCCTCGCTCAGCTCAATTTCAAAGCCGTCGTTGGTTTTTGCAGTGATCATGTCAGATCCTCCTTACACGCCCTTGGCGGTGATGTACTCGTAGTGGGTGTTGCCGGTCGTGTCCGGCACGGCGGTCAGGGTGGTGTTGTAACCCACCGCGCCGTTGGAATAGGTGATGTCGCCCACCGAGGTGACGGCGGCGTCCGGGATGACGATGCGCTTGTTCACATCGTCCTTCATGATCATCTCCACCACCCAGCAGCAGTCCTTCTGTTCTTTGGAGTTGGCCTTGACCGTGATGCCGGTGGTCAGGTCGCCGGTGACGTTGTCGTCACCGTACACGGCCTTCAGCACGTCAGGGTTCAGGGATTCCAGCAGGGTAAAAGCGAAGGTGTCCGGCTTCTCGGTCTGCTGGGTCAGCACGGTGTCGCCGCCCCAGGCGGTGGTGTTCTCGCTGGAGGGCGAGTTTGCGTTGGTCAGACCGTCGCTGGAGATATAGCCCAGGCTCTTGAATGCCTTGTCCAGCGCGGTCTTGGCGTCGGTGGGCAAAGTGGTGCCCAGCGGTGCACGCCAGACGGCACCGCCCACCTTGGGCTTTGCAGCGGTCACGTTCTTTGCATCTGCCATAAAAAAGGCTCCTTTCGATCAGTAATGCACCACGCCGAAAACGGCCTGATAGCGGGGTCGTTTTCGGGTGGTGTCGGGGAAATTGTAGTCGGAATAAAGGTCGCAGCGCACAAGCTGCGGCAGGTTGTCGGCGTCCTGCATGGCGGCCTTGACAAGCTCGTTGAGCTTGGCCGCATCCAGGGTGCCGTCGTGGCTGGTGGCGGCGGGCCCGTAGGACTGCACCGCGATGGTGGCGCTGTAGATGCCGTCCTCATAGCCGGAGCCGGTCTTTTCCACCACCACAAAGCGGGCGGGGGCCGGGGTTGGCACGCTCAGCCGGACCGGCACGTCCAGCCGCTCGGCCAGAAAGCTGCGGATGGTTTCTTCGATCATTTCTTCCTCCTGTAGCGGATGGCCCGGCAGTCTTTCAGGCGCTTGTGGTGATGCACGCCCTCAATGCTGTGTGCAGTCGAGGTTGCTTTGAGCAGGGTGTTGTGGGCAGAGTTGTCATCAACGGCCTGCGGGGTGGCGGTCTCCACCACGGCCACGGCGCGGGTGGCGGCCACATAGGCCTCGTACCCGTCGCCGCAGCGGTCTTTCACGGTGTCGGCCCGCGCCTTCAGCACGGCCTGCATTTCCGGGCTGCGCATCAGGGCACGCACCCCGGCGCGGTTCAGCTCGAAACGGACTTTACTCGTAGCGCACCACCTGCACTTTCTTGTTCCAGCACAGGGGGATCATGCGTTCGATGCCCTGCACAACGCCACCGCAGGTGCGGAAGCGCTGGCCAAAGAACTCCACCTGCACGTCGTTCCAGTCGTGGGCGTCGCCCTTGGGGATGGCCAGCGTGTAGGCCAGCCGCCGCCCGGTCAGCTGCAGCTCGGTGGTGATCTCCTCGGCGGAAGGCTCGCCCACCAGCACGTTGTGCACGGTGACCGGCGTTTCGGCGTAGACCGGGGCGTCGGCTTCGTCGGTGCCGGTCTGGGTCTTTTCGTACAGGGTGACGTCGATGCCTTTCAACATAAGTCCTCCAGCGGGCTGCGGGCCCCCAGACGGCTGCCCACGCCCAGCAGTTTCTTTTCCAGCTTGGACAGATACAGCTCACCCGAAGAGCCGCCGCTCATGGTCCAGCTCTGGGAGTAGCCCAGCGCCGTGGCAGTGCCCTGGGTGGAACCCACGGGAAAGCTGACGCCGCCCTCGCTGTCGCTCTCGCCCAGCTGGCGGCGCACCATCCGGCAGGAAACGAGCCGCTTTGCGTCCTCTCCGGCGTCCGGGTTGTAGGCGTCGATGATGACCGCCGCCTCGCTCAGCAGAGCGCTGCAGCGCTCCTGTTCGTCCTTGGAGAGGGCACGGAACCCGGCTTCCACATCTAACACTTCGGCATAGGTCATGAGGCACCCCGTTACACTTCGGTGCGCTTGATGTACAGGGTCTGGGGCTTGGAGACCTTCAGGCCGTACACCTTGCGGCCCTGCACAGCGGATGCGCCGATGTACTTGCCGGAGCCGGACAGGTCCTGCAGATGGATGGCTACCTGCCACTCCATCACGCGGTGGCACCAGTTGGGGTGACCGGCAATGAACTCGGTGGTGGTCTTTTTGCTGGTCACGCGGGTGGTGCTCTCGTAATCCATGTTGTTGGATTCAAACACATTGAAGCCCGCAATGCGACCCACAACACCCTGCTGCACCAGCTCCTGCGACAGGTCGCCCTGCTTGATATAGTGCTCGTCCAGCATCAGCACCTCCAGATACTCCGGGGATGCGATGAGGAAACGGCCCTCGGCGGGCACGCCCTTGCGGCCCAGCACGCGCTTGGCCTCCAGCGCCAGCTTATAGGCGTTGCTCTCGGTGGCGGCGGTCTTGGTGGCGCTGATGGTGGCACCGGTCGCGCCTTCCAGCGCGGCAATGGACTTCTTGTCGATGGACAGGGCCAGAGAGTAACCGGCGCTGTCCAGACGGTCGGCCACGATGTCATCCGGCACGCTGTCGGCGTCGTAGCCGTCGATCAGCTCGTTCACGGCCTCGTCGTGGTCGATGTTCAGGTCCAGATAGGTGGTGGTGCCCGCCTCGGCAGCGATGCCGTTGGCCTTGTCGTATTCCTTGACGGCCACCTCGGTGTCACGGACCGGGATCTTGACCTTGCCGGAGGTGGGGTCGCCCTCGTAGCGGCTGTTGAAGATGAGGTTATCACGGGTCACCAGCTGGTTGCGCAGCTTTGCGTCCACCAGAGTGGCCCAACGTTCCTGATTTGCATGTGCCATAAAAATTACTCACTTTCTCCGTGCTGCTGCACGGCTGTCAGATTTTCAAACCGGGGTTGCGGTCCATGAATGCGGCGGTGACACCGTCCTTCTCGCTGGGCAGGTGCCGCGGTTCACCGCCGCCGGGCAGGACAGGATAACCGGGCGCGGGTGCGGGCGTCGGGGTGTCCTCGCCAAAGGCCCAGGGGTTCGCCTTGGCAGCTTCGTCCAGCGCCTTGGCGATGTCGGCAGTGCGGTCGGCGGAACCTTTCAGGCTGTCCACGTCCAGCAGGGCACGCACGGCCTTGATGCTACGGCCCTTCTTGCCGAGGATGGCAGTGTCGAGGGCGTTGTCGAAGGCAAAGCCATCGGCCTGTGCCTTCAGGTCGGCCTGCAGCTTGGCCAGCTCGGCCTCGTACTCTTCCGGCTTCTTCTTGCCGTCAAAGGCGGCAAGGCCGTCCTGCGCGGTCTTGAGCTGGGCATTCACGTTGTTCAGCTGGGTCTGCAGGGCGGTGGCGGCAGACTTCTCCCGGTTGATGTCAGCGCCGTTCTCCTGCATGAGCCAGTTCAGCTGCTCGTCGGTGATACCGGGGATCTTGTTCTTCACATCTTCACGTTTCATGGTGGAAACTCCTTTCAGGTTGCGTGACCACAGTTTTTTACACTGTTCGCTGTCAGTATTCGGTCTTGGGCGGGGTACGCACCGCCCGCTGCGTGGCACCGTCTGGAGGCATCGAACCTCCCGCTTCCGGTTTTGGAGACCGGCGCTCTTCCTGAATGAGCTAAGACGGCATGAAAAAAGCACCATGCTTTTGCACGGTGCTTTGAATGGGGGACAACGTTACTTTTTAGGGCGTTCTTTGTGCTCGGTCTCACGGATCATCTTCCGCACCATCAGAGAAATCTTTCGGTACGCCCATGAAGTCAAATTTTCTTACTGCATACGCCGCCCTTTTCTGTGCGTTGATGCGCTCCCGGTTGGCTGCATAATCAATCCGCCGCCAGTTGTTGATATTGCTGCCTGCCTCCCGGTACTGCCGGAAGTATGCTTCCGGGTCGTAGCCGGAGACGTCAAACTCCCGGCTGAACCGCACCGCAAACTCACAGTCACAGTTGGCGTGGATGTGCTGGGCGTGGCCTTTCTTCAGCAGGTTCTTGCTGGCCCGCTGCCAGCCGTTGGAGGCCAGCATCCGGCAGAACGGGCAGGCGTCGCCATGGGGCACCCACGCCCATTCTGCACCGTCCCGGATGGCGTTGTGCGCGGTGGTGTCGGCACCGGCCTGCTTTACCATGCGGGAAACGCCCTGCTGCAGGCTGGGCGGGCTGTCCTGCGTGGCCTTGACCATGCCGGTCACCTCGCCGTAGGTGGCGGTGAGTGCAGGCTCTGCGGCGGGCAATGTGACCCCCTGCGCCTCGGCCAGGGCGTCGTACATCTGGCAGGCCAGCTCTGCGCTGCCCTCGCCGTACTTGGTCACAAGGGCATAGGCGTAGCGGATGAGGGCGTCGGTGTCGGCTTCCGGGTGCCCGTCCATGTACTCCCGCATGAGCTGCCCGGCCTTCTGGTTCAACTGCGAGAGCCGGGAAATGTAATCATCCCATGCCGCTTGTGTCAGTTTCATCTTCCATCTCCATCAGCACCTGTGCACCCCGTGCCCGCTGCTCCTGCGCCTTGATGCGCCGGATGTCCGCCTGGTCAAAGCCGATCATCTCCAGGAAGGTGTCCGTGCCGGCGAACTCCTGCCGGGCGGATGCGATCTTGATGGCGGCGTCGGCGGTCACAGCTACGCTGGGCATGGCGGGGTTCTTGAAGTGGGCCATGATGCCGGTCTCTTCCTCGGTCAGGTCGGCCAGGCGGCAGTCCCGCGCCACGGCCTGCGCCATGCAGGCAATGGTGCGCAGCGCGTCGCCGTTGCCGGTGTTCAGCTGCTGGGCCAGAAGCACCAGCGTCTGGCTCTGGGCAAGGATGGCGTCGCTGCTGGTGGGGTTGGCGTCGTTCACAACGCCCACGTCGGTCACGGTCAGGCCGGTGGCCGCCGCAAACTGGGTGGCGGTCATCCGCATCTTCTCCACATGAGGCGTCAGGCTGCCCTGTGCCAGCTGGCCCAGGGTCGGGTTCTCGCCGGTCTCCGGGTTGGCCGTGGCGGCGATGATGGCTCCCATGTAGGTCTTGAATTTGTTGGAAATGATGGCGTCATACTGCTCATCGGTCACGCCGAGGATGTACTTCTGGGGCGTGGTGGCAAACTCCAGCGCGATGGTGGCGTTGACGGCGGTGCGGATGTAGTCATTGATGAGGGCGCGAATGGGATTTTTTAGCCGGGAGCGGCCGAAGGGCTTGGAGTTGGTGGCGTTCCAGATCAGGGGCTCCATCATCGGGCGGCCCATCATCTGGGGGTTGTATTCTGCTGTCCAGCTGTCCTGCTCTCTGCGCAGAACAACGACGTGCGTGTCCGTGTAGAGGTACACCAACGCGGGGGTCCATTCATTGCTTACGCTTTCATCCGGTGCCGTATCTACGATGGCAAGGCCGCAGTCGATGCGGCCCTTCTCGCCGTTCCAGAGGGCGGCAGCCGTTGCAGGCGAGTGGAACCGGATGCGGCATCCAATCTCCGGGTCAGCGAACAGGGCGGCGAAGGTGCAGCCGTATTTCAGCTCGTCCCGGCAGGCCTTGGCGTACTGCGCCACAAGGCGGTTGTCAGCCACCAGCTTTGCAAGGCTGTCCAGACTGCCGCCGGTGCCCACAAAGCCGTCGAACATGGAGCGCGCTGCCAGCACGTCCACGGCCTTCTGGCCCCAGCTGCAGCCGACTTCCAGATTTTCCATGCCCTTTTTCGGCAGGGCGATGCCGAGGTTTACGTCCTTCAGGGTGATGTGACCCTCATAGTATTTATCCTTGAGCGTGTTGCTGCTCTGGTGGTAGTTAAAAACGTCGGCCAGATCCCGCAACTGCTGTTGCTCGGCCTGACGTAAGCCTTTCACGGTGCCAAAATTCAGAGTGACTAACATAGGGCTCCTTTCAGCCGATGCGCATCTTGCGGGTCGGGTCGCGGCGGCAGGTCTTTGCGCCCCACAGAGCCAGCGCGCAGGCTTCCACCGGCAGGCTGTTCTCGCCGCCAAAGCCAAAGCCGCCCGCAAGGGGGCGCTTGGTTGCGGTGACAGCGCTCTCATTCAGGGCGGTCTGGGGTGCGTACCAGGTCAGGCCGCCCTCGCTCACCGCGTTGGTGAACAGGCTCACGGCGGCGATCACGTCCCGTGCTCCGGGCCGGACGACCGCGTTCTTTGCCTTCCAGACTTCCCGGATGCGCTCCACCAGCACGTCCACGCCGTTGCGCCCGTCGATGACCACGCAGCTTGCCCTGCCGTACCGGTCACACAGCCAGTCGGCCAGCCATGCAAGGCCCTGCCCGGTGGGCCGCAGGTCGATGAGAGAAACGCGGGCGGGCCCCTCCTTCGGGATGACCGCGCCGCACAGACACACGGAACTGCCGTCGGCGGCAAACTTGACGCCGTAGGCGGTCTTGCCCTCCGGCTTTTCGTCCTCGCTGGCGCAGGCTGCCCACGCCTTGCGGTCGAGGGCATAGTCCAGATGTTCGGTGGCCACCGGGCTCCACCAGCCCAGGCGTTCCCGGGCGAAGGTGTCCGGGTCCAGCTGTTCGCTTTCGCCCTCAATGGTGCCGTACTGTATGCGCCGCCCCAGTGCCGGGTTGGCCGCTGCCCAGCGGGCGGGGTCTTTCACGTCGCCGATCTCCGGCACGCTGAACTCGAACCACGCGGCCTTTTTGGCCTCGCCCTCCAGCGCCCGCTTGCGCAGGGCCCGGAACACGGTGCCCACGGCATCCGGGCCGGGCGGGGTGCCGACGTAGATGGTCTGGGGGTTCAGGCTGGCCGAAATGGCCGGGATGAAGCTGCCCTGTGCGGTCTCGTCCAGCTCCTGCGCCTCGTCGAAGATGAGCAGGTCGCCGTGCTGGCCGCGTCCGCCGTTGCGGGTGCGGGCCAGAAACTTGATGCGCGCGCCGCTCTTCAGGATGATCTGCTCGCGGCCCAGGGCGGTGCGGATCTCGGAAACATACCGGCGCATTTTCGGCCCCTCAAAAAAGGCCCGCATTTCCTCAAAGGTCTCGGTGGCGGTCTTTTGCAGGTGGGCCGTGTAGATGACCGTTTCGTTGAACATGAGCATGCCGGACGCCGCCCGCCCCTGCACCAGCAGGCTCTTGCCGTTCTGGCGGGGCACGCTGCCGCCTGCGGTGGGGGCGGTCCATTTGCCGGACACGGTGCGGCCCATCCAGTCGTCCAGGATGTCGCTCTGCCACGGGTCCAGCACGGTGCCGCCCGCCCGCAGGATGCGCACCGCATCCGGCCCGTCAGTGGCCCGGTACTCCGGCGCGATGCGTTCGGACGGCTCCTGGCTTCCCATCATTTTCACGCTCTGCGAGGATCTCGCCGATCTCGTCGCCATCGTCGTTTGCTCCTTCGATCTCTTCTATCTCCCGGATGGTCTCCCGGTACTGCTTGGTCAGCTGGGGCAGGGCCCGGCAATCCTCGCAGGTGTCGATGCCCGCCGCCAGTACCCTGGCCAGCTGTTTGAGCTGGTCCAGCCGGGTGCCCCGTGCCGTGATGCTTTTCATGGTCGCCATGGCCCGGAACACCTCCTTGAAATTTTCCCGTGTGTAAATCGGCGCTGGACAGCGCGGG